GCGTGGATCTTGATCTTGCAACCAGCGCGCAGATCCGTTGAGGTCCGTTTAGGCACTGAGGCAGGGGTAAAACTAGGTGGTTTCGCGAAGTGGAGGGTTCTGCCGGTCGGTCCAGGCATGAGGTTGCTTCTAAACGACTTCCACTGCTCAGCCTCGGCCGAGCGGTGAGAAACAACAGACTGGTAATGCGACCATCCGCACGCTGAGGCGCAGACAAAGGCAGGGACTGCTATAAAAGGATGTGCAATGGTTCCTAACACGGCCAATTTTCCCAATCCCAACAGGGTGTAATCCCATCCATAATAATGAAGGGGTACCAAGGTCGAGATTGCCACGGTGGTGGTGGCAGCACCCGCCTTCAAACCAAGAACGTACGCGGGTTCAACATCAAGCACGCGCGACTGGAGGTGGAAGAGGCGGCGGAACACTCGGAGAGGTGTCCCAAGAGCAACCGTTTCAAACTCAACGTGCAGAATGAGTGCACAGACCGTGGCATAAATGGCCGCTTTTGGGGCCATATCTGCTGGGTAATTGAGGTTGGGGAGGGCGTTCTTTGCTCGGGCCAGCAAAAGCTGGTATAAGGCGGGTGTACGGACCTGGCCAGTTGCGGCGAGGGCCAAGGAGCCAACCAACCCGCGGGGTAGCGGGATGAATTCACCATTGCCCATTTCAAGGCCGAAAAGGCCATAGAAAAAGACAGCTCCGGTGACCGGGACGTACGCCAATTCCGTAGTCGGGGACCGAAGTTCACGATTCAACGTGGTGGCAAAAGCCAAGGAGTGTCCAATCGGTGAGACGTCCTCATGAGCTGTGTCAGTGATGTCCAACACAGGTGGTGTGTTAACATTCACTGCATTGCCTGAGAGCAATTCAAAGTGGTAAACCAAGGTATCGCCAATCTTCTCGAGGACGTACCAATGAAGATGGTACGGCTTACCCTCGATCGTGACATTAATGAAATCACGAAACAGCCAGTGCATCGCACCATGTTCATAGACATGGTCGTCACCATCAGCTTGACAGCGGATGGAAGCGTTACCAGTATAATGGTAAGCGACTGTTTTGTTGCAGAGGCGTGCCGAAGCCTGAGTAAAGTTGTGATGGGTCGAAAATGCGTGGTAAACGCCTAAACGGACCATATGCTCAACAAGTTTCTCAGGTTCCTCGTAGTAAAGTGCATGGGTGAAATTCAAAGCATCGATCGGTGTATCTTGCGCATAGTCCGCGAGCGTTACGGGGTAGTAACGGATTCCAAGGGAATCAGCCTTGAGCTGGCGGGAGCGGTCGTTAGGAACGATGTTTGGGATAAGATGCAATAACTGAATATTGAGT